TCAGCAAAATTAGGAAGCGTAAGCGCTCAAGCTGCGTCAGGGGATTCCTTTGTGCAGGTAATGAACACTTATTATTCTGTGAGCGGGGTACCCACCGACGAAGATATAGATGAGGCTCAAAAATATATTGATAATTTAGGAGAAGATAAAGAACAAACTAAAGACGATTTAGAAGATTTACTTGAGACCATAAAAGACGAAGCGGAAGCCATTGCGGAAGCATCTGCAGAGATGGCCGACTTGTTAGACGATTTGTTGGACAAGACAGAAGGTGAAGGAGATCTACCAGAAGACGACTCCGACGAGATCCAAGATGCCAATGATGACGCCGAGGATGCGGACGCTGAGGCGGCCAAAGAGAACGTCGAGGATCCACGCATCGAGGCGGCCTTAAAAAAAGCTGACTATCCTAAAGGAACGTTTAGCGAGCAGTGTTATCTTTTGTCAAGAATTTTTTCATTGGTAAAACACAAGCATCAACAATTGGATGTGGACAAATGGACTGCAACGGGAATGTCGAAGCCTCTTCCTTATTATACTGATCCAAATTATAATGCCTCTTTGTCGATTAACGGCGATGCATATGGTTTTATGAACCAACTGGTGCAGCATCCTGCGCAAAGCGCCTTTTTCGACATGAAGACAGAACAAATCTCTACCCTCCAGCCAATGATAAGACTTTATAAAGTTACTCTTAAAGACAATGAAGAAGTTCAACAAGAGTACATGTTTGATTCTTATGCAACCAAGACAGATGTGGAGAATTTACTCACCAATAAAGCTAAACGAGGATTTGGCGTGGGGATAAAAAACTTTTCTTTTACTTATGATGGCAACAACCCATTCGCAGCCAAGAAAAGTATCAAAGCCCAATTAACTATTTTTGCAAGCAGTTTTGATGACCTATTGATAGAAAGGGGAGATCCCCAGAACCCTTATAAATATGCCGAATTGGCTCTTAAGACAGGGAAAGGCTCTGCTAATGTTACCGCGCCGGATAGTGAAACTTCCGAAGCTTGTCAAGAGCGCGCCCAAGCTATGAGAAATAATTTGGAGGCAATGAGCTTTAGATTAAAAGCCGTGGTGGGATGGGCGCGCCCGACCGGTAATACGACACTTCTGGCGACGAGCGATAGTGAACAAGTCTCACTCTTGGACGCCATTGGCGAATCGCACGTTACTTTAAATCTAATTCCTACTGTTCATGAATTTAAAATTGATGAAATGGGACGCGTTAATTTTACATGTAATTATCTAGCCTTCGTAGAAGATTTTTTCGATCAGCAACAGTTTGACGTATTCTTTAATGCCGAAGCTGCACAAAATATTCTTAAGAGAAAGTATGAGTATGAAGCACTAAGCAAAGATTGTGATCCTAGTACTGTAGGGGAGTGGAAAAAATCCTTGGCTGCCTCTGGTGCCATCCCACAAGATAAATATTTAAATTTGCAATCCTTGATGAATAGAATGGTCGCTGCGTCCAAAATACGCAATCTAAACATATCTTATAATGAGGCCATGACGAGCACAATCACAGGCCCCTTCCAAGTGGAAGAGTCCGGAGGCCTTACGGAGTCACAACTACAAGGGGGCACCGCTAGCGAGGAAGATATTGCCTCAGCGTTAGCCATAGGAAATACCCAATTGACTACAGATGTTACAGATAGCGCTTCTACTGACACAGACATACAAGAAGAAACTCCTGTTAACACCGCGCAAAATGTAAGTTTCTTTTATGTCAGCGATTTATTCGATGAAATTTTAAAAGGAATTGATGAGCGACTTTATCTTTTCACCAATCGCCAGACATGGGAAGACATGGGCCTGGATGAAACCGAGATTGAAGAAGAGGTAACAAAATATGAAGATTTTAAACGTGAATATAAAAAGTTTAGACTGTTGTTGGGGCCTATTGAGATAGTAAATTCACAAGACAACAGTGAATCCCGTTTTGTGAGCTTGGGGGACATACCGATCTCTGCTAAATTTTTTATGTCTTGGCTGTCTGAGACCATGGTTAAGAAAGATCAAGCCATCTATAATTTAGGGGGGTTTGCTAATGATTTTTTTAATACATTATTAAATGATTTTTTGAACAATGATACATGCTTTAAGGGGTTCTCTATCAAACAAAAGACTCGACTAAGTCAAGCGGCAGTCACCTCTTATAAGACAAGCGATCAAGATTATGATGAAATTACAGAGTGGATGATCCACAACAATGCCTCCACCCCCGCTAATTTTGCTGAATTGCAAGAGGGAACCCCCGCGGGCGGCTGGCCTAAAATTGGAGAGATGAATCATCCCGTACTAAACGTATCGGGCCCTCAAGAATTGCCAGTGTCCGACGGCGGCGCCGAAAATGAAATAAATTATTTGATCTTTTTCGCTGGCCGACACCAGCCTCAAGATAAAATGCAGGGTTCACGGCAGGAAGATGAAGCGCAAGGGGTTTTTCATTATCTCTTGGGGCGCCCACGAGGCATAGTCAAGACGATTTCATTAAGTCGCACCGATGCGAAATATTTGAAAGAGGTGAGATTCGAACAAGAGGGGTTTCAAGGTCTAGAACAATTGCGAGAAGTATATGATGCAAACATAGAATGTTATGCGAATGTGAAAACTTTCCCTGGTACGTATATATTTATAGATCCCCGCAGCTTTGCTCCCAATCCCATTACATACGGGGCAGAAACGATGGATTTAACCATGTTTGGCATAGGAGGATATTATATGATTATTCGATCCGAACACAATTTTGGCCCGGGCACAGCCAATACCAAATTGACGGCCAAGTGGGTAGCCCAAATTCATCCTGAAGAAGAGGAAGGGTGCGAGACCCCCCATCGTCCAAGCAGTGGCGATGGAAGCACAACTAAGTGTAACGATCAAGGCGCAGGCACTTAAGGAATAAAATAGATGTCTATATATTATACACCCTCCAATAACGAAAACGCCAAACAACTCTTTGAAAAGAGAACCATCTATAACGTCACTGCACGCACCACTAACACCGGATATAAAAATTTGGTAGATTTTAACTTCGCAGAAAAATTTCTTTATGGGAGAGTGGACCCTTATTATGTTCCTATTGAACTTTCTTCTACAGTTTTCTCTTTAAAATCTTTCAAGGGTTCCCCAGACACTTTTCAGGCGGTTAATTATGTAGTAGATGCGTTTAACGATGTGGTGTTGGAGTTCCAACGCTGCGCAGCGACCGGCCAAATTGACGCTTCGGATCCTTTTTTAAGTAATCCGATAGTGTATAAAGCTTATGTGCCTCCCAAGAAACAATACGACGAATATTTAAAAACCTATTTTAATGCCATAGCAGGAGAATTCAAAGCCAACAAGATTAGGGTTAACAATTTTGATGAGTTTATGATAGAATTAGAACACAAATTACTTCCGGCCCTGGGTCAGCATCCTTTTACTAAGTCGGGATACCTTAAAAGTCGCTTTTGTCCTATTAATGTATCGGGACTGGCTATCGAAATAGCTACTCTTGATTATGCCAATGATGAAGAAAAAATAAAACAATTTATTAATAGCCCAAATTGGGAGTTCTATTTAAATGTTTGTCGTTCTTATGGATTTATGGTAGATAAGTTTGTGCCCTGGAGAATAGTGGCGGATGTTAATTCTGAGTCAATGGTTGACTATGCATTGAAGTACTGCCCAGGTCTTAACACCACCACAAAAACCCCCTTAAACTTGGGGTATAGTGGTGCACATACGACCTTTTTTAATAATTTTAAACTTATTCTTTACAATTTATACAACCGAGTGAGGGTGAAAAGCTATTCTCAACTGATGAGTTGTAATGGGAAAGTGAAATCTCACAAAGTGATACCCCAGCGCTATACTTTAGAAGAATTTTCGGACCGCTATTCTGAACTATACTTTTTAAAATTATATTTTCGTTGGCGCGTCTTAGAGGAAGAGATTCACTTGGAAGACTTTGAAAGTGAAATCTTAATAGATGATAGTATAGAGCTTTATCTAGCCAGCGGCCTTTCGAGGGCCCTTCAAGGGTTCGAAAGAGTAGTAAACAAAACATTTGACTTTCGGGGTTCCTTGACGTATACTAAGGAATACCTAGAGGCGCGGTCAGCGTTGGAGACGACTTGATATTTCAGACACTAGACGATAAAACTGAATGCGTGGGGGTGTATGCGGACGGCGAGTTACATTTTGAGAAATATCCCGATAAGCTAACACAGACGTGGAAGTATACCGGCGTCTTCCCAGCAGCCGATATCGACTACGCGAACTTATATTGCGACGGAAAAACATTAGCTCAGGTGTGCCCCCCGGCCATAGAAGAGCGGCTCACGAAAGCTCAGCGCCGCCTAAAAGCTTACCAACAATCATTTCAGATAGCTAAGATCAATTTGCGCAATCATTGTATTTTTGATTTAGTTCCTCATGATTTTTTAAAAGAGTTTTGCGATATTAAAAATCAAATTACGAACCACGTTTTAACAACATATGATAGGCCGCTTGTTTATGAACATCTCAGAGATGTAACCAAGCTGTTATATAAGATAAAATTTCAAAATTTAAACCTGTCCGCGGAACATTGTCAAGAGTTATTTTACAATACTCCCTCTAGAATGATGGCAAAGAAGTTGTTGGACGGACCTCGTCATATCGATTATAATTTGTTTGGAACCATCACAGGACGCCTGACTACACAACCGCTTTCCTTCCCCATTCTTACTTCTCAACGAGGATTTAGGAAACTCTTAAAACCTTCTAATGATTGGTTTTTGTCTTTGGATTATAATGGAGCAGAAGTACGCACTCTCCTGGGAATGTCCGAGGAGGAGCAGCCCCAAGTGGATATTCATAATTGGAATGTAAAAAATCTTTTTGAGGATTTTATTACACGGGAAGAGGCCAAGACTATCTTTTTCGGATGGCTATACAATCCGGATTCTACAGCGATAGAGACCGACGTGTATAATCGTCAGAAAGTATTAGATACATATTACGATGGAGAATATGTTACCACCCCCTTCTTGAGGAGAATTAAAGTGCAGCAGTCTCGGGCCCTTAACTACTTAATTCAAAGTACTACCGCGGACTTGGTACTGGATCGGGCTGTTGCAATTGATAACTTTTTAGAAGGCAAACGCTCCTTTGTTTCTCATATTGTTCATGATGAAATTGTGATGGATATGGTAGACGAAGAAAGAGAATTCATCCCTGTGATAAGGGACATTTTTGCAAAAAATAAAATTGGTACTTACTTAGTCAACTTGAGTGCTGGAAAAAACTATCTGGATTTAAAGTATTTAAACCTATGATTTCTATAATTGGAATTGGCAATGGCGCTTCGGCCGTAGCTGAAAAATTTAAAGATACCCCTCAATATAACGTTTATCTATTGAATGATAAGGTATCTCGTACGTCTAAGTATAAATTCAAATTAAAACGTTTTGACAAACCGGAAGATTATGAAGACAATGCTCCGGATCTCACAAAGTTTTTTTCCACTGTTGATGATCGCGTACAAGTTTTTGTAATGGGGTCGTCTTATAGTTCCAACTATGCATTGGCTGTCTTAGAACAGTTGAAGGACAAGAAAGTAGATGTATTTTATGTTAAACCCGATACCGCTCTTTTAACCGGCCTTCCCAAGTTGATAGAGAATGTGGGGTTTGGAGTGCTACAACAGTACGCGCGTTCGGGTAATTTTAATTCTATTACCTTGGTGTCAAATGTACATGTAGAGGAAGCCCTGGGGGAGCTTCCTATCAAGACATACTTTGATCGGATAAATGCGTCTATTTTTTCTACTGCACATTATCTTAATTATTTTGAGCACACCGAGCCGGAAGTGGGAGTCATGGCTCATCCTGCTGAGATTAACCGCATCCGCACGGTCGCCATGCTTAATATGAATAATTTAGAAGAAAAATGGCTGTTTGACCTTGACACTCCTCGGGACTTGTGTTATTATTTATGTATAAACAGTGAGAGATTAGAAAAGGAGGGCGGCTTGCACAAGAAGATAGTAGATCGTCTAAAGGACAAGCCCCGGAATGCCTTCCGCAAAATTTCATATGCGATTTATGAAACTGAACATGAAGACTTTGGGTTCTGCGTTGCCCATACTAACGTAGTACAAGAAAACTCTTGACATGCTACGTCGAGAGTGTTATTATAAGATAGTAAGGAACGCTTACTATTGCCCATCATAAGGAGATAAGACATGGGAATTGATATGGAGCTAATGCGCCGCAAGCTCGCACAACTACGCGGTGAATATGATGCAAACGGAAATGGAAACTCCGTTTGGTTTAGACCGGACGACGGAGATACGGACATTCGTATTATCCCCACGCCGGATGGTGATCCACTAAAGGAAATGTTCTTCCACTATAATGTGGGTGAGCACCGCGGAGGCATTCTATGTCCGAAGCGAAACTATGGTGAGCATTGCCCAATTTGCGAATTCGCTTCTGCGCTATGGCGCGAAGGAAGCGACAACAACGATGAGGAAAGTAAGAAGCTTGCAAAGTCACTCTTTGTACGCCAACGGTACTTTTCGCCTGTCGTTGTACGGGGTCGAGAAGAG